TTTTGATTTAGTAATCCAATCGTGAGGTGTAAATTCTTTACAATTAACTCTTCTGTTTTTATGATTATAAAATAAAGAACCATCGTCTTTTAGAACTCTAAAACATTCATTTAGTATTTCTATTTGCCAGTTTTGATATTCATCCTCTGCCATATCATCACCAAAATCTTTATACTTTATCTTTCTGTGATTAAACTTTGATAGGCCATATTTGTTATATGGCGGTGATGTTATAATCGTTTGTATTGAATTATCTGGTATATCTTTTAAACCTTCTAATACATCTATATTTTTAATCATCTATTCCATTATTTTTTTATATATTAATTCCGATGCTACTGAACATATAGCGGCTATATAAATATCCCAACTAATTGCTAAGGCAACCCAAAATCCTAAACAAGCGCAACAATATAAAAGTCTATGAAAAAATCTCCATTCTTTTGTATAGTTATCATACTCTTCTTCTTTAAATCCAATCCATCTTTTAAGGTGAATTATTGGCTCTGCTGATTGTAATAAAATGTTAATTGCTATTATTCCTAAAATTGTTATCATATTCTTCTATTTTATTTTTTATTTCATCCTTTAATTCTTTCATTAGGTTATAAATTGATTTTTTAGATTTGTAATAAACTTTTTTACCATCCTTTTCTCTAAAAAATGTATATTTATCTTTTATTTTATCATAAGATAAATTCTCTATAAAATATGCATTAAAAAGAATTTTATGAACCTCTGAGAGTTTTGGATAAATGTGATGTATTAATAATATCTTATAAACTTGATTATCTGTGTAAATTCTTCTTAAATCTACAATATAATCATCTTCGCCAAATTGAACTGAACTCTCAAAATCATCAAACATATCAGGTCCTGTCCATTCTGTTTCTTCTGATTGTGAAAACTTTTTCCAAAAAGGTGTCGTCTTATGTTTACATTGTAGTTTCATCCAACTAACACAGAAAGCTTGCAACATTTGTATATCAATATAATCTTCTAACTTTTTTTGATTTTTATAAAGATATATCACTAACTCACCAATTAAGTCATCAGCATATTGTTTTCTACCTTTTAATATATTACTACCACATTCGTGTAAATACTCATAGTTTATAATTAAAAATTCATCTATAATCTTTTTATAATCGCTTCCAGTCATTGTTAAAAATTGGCGAAGTCCCAACCACCAGTAGACCTCTTATTTTTTTTGTGGTAAAGCATGGCATACCTCATCGCATCCATGCCGTCATCAAACATTTTAAGAGGTTCATCAGTTATTTTTTCTCCAATAACTCTCCATTTATAGTTTCTAAATTCTTTATTTAGATTATAACTATCTATATGATAAAATAATTTATATGATTTAACTGCATCAATTCCTGCTTTTATTGACTTATCAGCACCTATCACATTAAATCCTGCTCTATTTAAGTCTTCAATCATTTCAGGTCTGGCATAATCAGCTACTATTATTGTTGATTTACGCCAACCTCTTTCATTGAATATCTTATTCATCTTTTCAACTAAATCCTCTGATGTTAAATGACTTTCATAAATAACTTCTTTAACAAAAGCCATATCTTCTCTAAAATTACATTCAATTAGTGCCGTAGGGTGTTTATAACCAAAGTCAAGGCCTAATATCATATCATCATATGATTTTAATTCTTCAATATATTTATTTTGATGTGAATAAATCGTATGACCACTTTTAGAAGGTAGTCCAAGTGCATATATGTTATAATAATTCTGGTCATAAGCAATTAAACCTTCTATATCTTTAACTTGACTTTTACCTAAAAAGACATTATCTTTATAGGTTGAATGTATGAAGGTTGCATCATCTTGGTCTATTACAGAATAAAGCCAATGTTCATCATCTGATGGGTTGAAGTCAAAGAATAACTTATCAGTTGTTCTCATCTTTAATTGTGTAAAGTCCTCAAATGAAAGTTCGTTTGCTTCATTAGCCCACAACACATCTCTTTTACGACCTCTTACTTTCTGTGCGTCATCAATAGAGAAATACTCAATAGATGAGCCATTATCAAATAAGTAATACTTCTCAACCTTTTTATGATTATCTTCTTTGTAAATGTTTAGGTCTCTCATTATCTCAAAAAGGTCTTTGATAACACTATCTCTTAAAGAAGGAAATGATTTTCTAACAATACTTACTTTTTTATTTGCATTATTAAGACAATAGATAATCATCATCTGACATAATGAATATGTCTTTGATGAACGAGAGCCACCTTGATTAACAACAAATCTAATAGATGGATTATTAAGAGCATCTAAATTCTTTGTAAGGACTTTTGTATGTTTGATTGTTAATTCAGACATTATTGATTTTGTTCACCTTCATCTTTTTTAACTTCTTCACCTTCATCTTTTTTAACTTCTATAAGTTTAATTAAGGTTATGTCGTTTATTGCTTTACCATCTGTTGTTATATCAACTTTTTGTGGTTTATATAAGCCAAGTAGTTTATTCATTTCTTTTATTGCTTCTAATCTCAATTTTTCATTCTTTGTGCTTTCTATAATTTCTTCTAATCTTGCTTTATATGTTTCAAAGCTTTCATTATGTTCTTCTGAGAATATCTCAATAATTTTCTTTTTAGCTTCTTTAATTAGTTCATATGAGTATGTTTGTGCATATCCTAAATCATTCATTAGAAAATCAAGCATTGTTTTAGTTGTTGCCATCTTTTCTATTCTCATTTTAACAAGAGCCATTATAATCTGGTCTCTGTCAAACTCTTTTGTTTCGCTGTTTTTCGCCATATTTTTTATTTTAAGATATATTAATTATATTTTTTGTTTCTTTTTATCTAAAAACTCTCTATAGTCTTCGTAAGAGTTTATTCTGGCTTCTGCTATCTTAAAGTAATCTTCATCCATCTCCATACCACAAAATCTAAAACCTTCAAGTAATGCTGCTATACCTGTTGAACCACTTCCCATAAAAGGGTCAAGGACAATTCCATTTGGTGGTGTTACTAATCTACATAGATAAGCCATCAATTGGATTGGCTTGACCGTAGGATGAGAATTCTTTTTAGGTAGAGTATTGAACTTTTCTATACCATATTTGTTTTTTTCGTCGTGTATAGTTTTTTCCTCAAAACTATCTAACCCCAAGTTTCTTTCTTTCTTACTAACTTTCGCAACATAAAAGAAGCGTGATGCCCCACCTTTATCAGCATATGTGTTATTACCAGTATATCCACCACCAAAAACACACTGATTAGTTGAGCTATCATATTGTTTGCCTTTATAATCCTTTTCGCCATAATTTTTCTTCCAGTTATTACCAACCATTCCACTTTGTTCATCTAACAATTCAGCAGCAGTTTCATCTAAAATAAGATTGGCTGGGAAACGGCCTTCATTAAATGTATTCTCAACTTCATTTGTTCTATCCTCATTACCTAAATTATATAATCCACCTTTTGTGTTCTTCATATTAGTTTCTATAATCTCACTCCCAATTCTACAACCATCTATATTAATCCCACCAGTTCCCCACTTTAATACATTTTCAGCAACTGACTTCTCATTTAACGGCTTACGAGCAACACAGATAGGTTCATTTGCTGGCTTTAACGAAGTCCCCATATTCATCACGCTCTCGTGTATAGGCGTGTTGCCTCGCGTGTTCTGATTTAGTAGTAAGTTCCAGATTTTCAAGTCTATTATCGTCTTTAACTCCGTTAATGTGATGAACTTCTTCTCCTGGTTCAAGCCTTCTTCCAATATGTTTTTCAATAACGAGGTCGTGTTCTCCCCTATATCCTCCTTCGTGGCGTATATAGATATATCCGTTTGACTTAAATCTTCCACCACGCCAATTACCATTTTGTTCTCCTGACCTTCCTCTTGAAGGATTACCACATTTTCTGGAACAAAACCTTCCGTATCCTCTTTTAGTTTCACTTGTAGCAGTCTCAAAGATTTGACCGCAGTTCTCGCAATTTTTCTGTATTCGCATATATTTGTTTTATCAATTTGTTTAGAAATGTTTAAGGACTTCGGAAACCCCGTCGCGTATAACCATTGGATTTGGTCTCTAATCTCAAAGCCAGCATCCTCCATATTAACAACCATCCTATGATAGGTTCTTGTGCCGCCAAATGATAATATATGACCGCCTGGTTTTAAAACACGATATACCTCTTTCCAGAACTCAACAGATGGAACGTCATAATCCCATTTCTTACCCATAAATGATAGGCCATATGGTGGGTCTGATACGATACTATCTATACTATTATCTGGTAATTCTTTTAGTGATTTCATATTATCACCTTTCATTAATTTAACTCTCTTCATAATTTAGATTATTTTATTATCTATATATTATTTATTGTTATCTCTCTATTTTTTTTTGTGCCACACATATTACTTTTATTATTATTATTAAATTAAAAAAAAAATAATTATTATAATATAATTGGTTTTAACTTTAACTTCTTAAATTCTTTTAATAATTCTTTAGTGACTAATTC